GGGGACCACTTGTTGGTTTACCCCGCCCTAACGCAAAATCCTTCTCCGGGGGAGTAAGTGGGCTTGATTGGCTGACTTACTTTTCGACTTACAGGCGTTTCACACGATCACCTCTGCTCGCACTCGCCAGACGCTTCCTAAACGCCGAAGCCGTGGGCCCGCTCCCCTATCATTATTTGTTTCACCGCCACCACGTTCCCCCGGCTCTGATTGATAAATTCCTCCGGCCTGGCCCCCAGCACCACCGTCGCCCCTGAATCACAAATGATGTCCATGGTGTCTTTTCCGAGCAGACTCATTCGGCCATTTTCTCCAGCTTGTATAGCGCCCATTCGTAATCCCCCACCGCCCGGTAAATCCCCTCATGTTTCCGAAAACCCGCCAGCACCAGCAACCCGGCCTGCAGCAACTCCGTCGTCCTCGGCCTCAATGACAGGATCGACATCCCCGACTTCGCCGCCAACTCCGCCGTCGTCCCCGGCCCGTGCGTCCGCCACGCCTCAAGCACCTTCGCCAGCCGCGTTGGCCACTCAGGCTGAATGCTCTCCCACGTTTCCCGCGAAAAATCTATCGGTTTCACTTCCCGGCCCCCGCCGTTTCCTCCGCCGCCTCCTCCGCCCCCGCCAGCAGCGCCTTCACGTCCCGCTCCAGATCGCCATCCACCGGCCGCACGATCACCACATCGCCCGCCCCGGCCAGCTCGCAGCCGATTTTCGCCATCTCCCAAACCTCCAGCCGCTTCAGCGCCTCCCGATTGAGCCGCGGGCTTTCCACGATCAATTCCGCCGCCCGCTCGGGCAGGTGCCGCCGGATCAGCTCAATCGTCCTCTCCGCGTTCGCCACCTGCAGGATGCCCGGCATCTTCTGCTGCCCGATCCGAAAGCCGTGCATCACCCGGCTCCGCGGCGACTCGAATAAGTCAAGCCGATGCGCCACCATCTCCCGCATCTGCTCCCGGCAGATCATCATGCCCGTCAACAATCGCTTGATCCCCGGCCGCGCCTCGTCCCGCACCGTCCGCAGCAACGCATTCACCTCGATCACCCGCGCCCCCAGCTCGTCGTACTTCTCCCGGAGCCGCCCCGCCATCTTTTCCAATTCGACAAATACTAAGTCATTTAAGTCTTTCATTGTGTTCCTTTTTTTCGCACCCCATCAAACCTCCATTGGCACGTCCTCGCCGCTGATCTTCGCCGCGCTCTCGAACCGCGTGTAGGCTCGTAAAAATGTCAAATTCACGTCCCCCGTCGGCCCGTTCCGTTGCTTCGCGATCAGCAGGTTCGTCGGCGCCGCGTCCTGCTCCGTCATGTTCCCCTCCTCGTCCTCGCCCCCGCCGGCCCGATACAACAGCCCCACCAGGTCCGCGTCCTGCTCGATCGCCCCCGACTCCCGCAAATCCGAGAGCCGCGGCTTCCGGTTCTTTTCCTTCTCCACTTCCCGGTTTAATTGGCTCAACACCAGCACCGGCGCCCCCAGTTCTTTGGCCAGCGCCTTGATCCCGCCCGAAATATCCGCGATCTCCTGCTGCCGGTTTTCTGCCCTGCGCGCTGTGGAATGGAGCAATTGCAGATAGTCGATAATAAATAGCTTGATCCCGTGCTGTTGTTGCATCCGCCGCGCCTTGGCCCGCAACTCCAATATCGACAGCGCCGAACTCTCGTCGATGTACAACGGCGCGTTGGCCAGCTTCCCGGCCGCCCCCGTCAGTTTGGGAAAGTCGCGCTCGGCCAGAAACCCTTCGCGCACGTTCCGCAAGTTCACCCGCGCCCGCGAGCACAACATCCGCAGCACTAGCGACTCCGCGGTCATTTCCAGGCTGAACAGCCCCACCGGCAACCCCAACTCCACCGCCACGTGATCGGCAATGTTCGCCGCCAGCGCGCTCTTGCCCAAGCTCGGTCGCGCCGCGATCACGATCATTTCCCCCCCGCGCAAGCCCATCGTCATTCGGTCCAAATCCACGAACCCGGTGCCAATGCCCGTCAGCGCGCCCCGCCGCGCCTGCATCTCATCCACCGTCCTCAGCGCCCCCCGCACCAGGTCCTTCATCGTGTTGGCGGTGGCCTCCACCCGCGCCTCGCTGATGCGCAGGATGTCCCGCTCCACCTCGTCCAGCAGCGCGTCCACCTCCCCTTCGTGCTCATAGACCCGCGCCACGACGCCCGTGCAGGCGGCAATCATCCGCCGCAGCAGGTGCTTCTCCCGCACGATCTCCGCGTAATAACCCAGGTTCGCCGCCGAGGGCACCGCATCCGGCAGCGACGCCAAATAGCTCAGCCCTCCCACCGCCTCAAGCTGCTGGCGGTCTTTCAACCGCTGCGGCAGGGTAATCAGGTCGATCGCTTCCTTGTGCTCGAACATCTCCACCAGCGCTTCGTAAATCGTCCGGTGCCGCAGATCGTAAAACACCTCCGAACCGCCCCTGAATCTCTCGATCGTTTCCCCCAAGCACTCGTTCGGCGCCTGCAGCGCGCACCCCAACACCCCTTGTTCCGCCTCGATCGAGTGCGGCGGCAACCGATCAACCTTCCCCGCCAGCCCTGGCTGCTTTTGGCTGAACGTGCTCATGCCCCCGCGCTCCCGGCCGCCACGCCCGCCCCCCGCCGCCTCGCCGATGCCCGGCTCCTCACCGTGTACATCAACTGCCACAATTGTTTCTCGCTACAATCCTCGATCCCCCGCCCATATTCTGCCCGGCTGATTGCCTCCACATACCCCCGCGTGATCCCCGCCCCCGCCGCCTCGCCGATCGCCCGGTTCAACAGCCACCAGGCCCGCCGCCGCCCCTCCTCGCCTGCCCGCAGCAGCGCCTCCAGCGCCGCCCCGTCCCGGCCCAGCCGGTGCAACAAATGCGCCTTGACCTTCAAAAAATCGTCCTGCCCGCACGCCCGTAATCCCGATTTCCCCACCGCCGCGTAAACTTCCCCGTGGCGAAAGTTATCGAAATCCGGCGCGTCCGCCCGCGTCCCCTCTCCATCCTCGCGCGCCCACTCCTTCTCATACAATTCGCGCGCGAGTTGAATGAGAGTAACCCGCTGTTTTTTTGATAGCGGGGCCATATCACCTCGTCCGCGCCACCTCCACCAGCGCCGAGCAGAAACCCTCCAGGTCGATCGCCTCGTCCTTGCCGCAAACCGACCTCGCCTTCCGGGCTACCAAATTGACGAAGTTCCAGTGCCCGTACATCGCCGAATCATGGGCCAGCTTCGCCGCCGCCTGTTTCGCTACCCCCGCCTCCGTGAACCTCACGCCCCGCCGCCCCAGATACTTCCCCACCTCACCCGCCTCCGGCCCCGCCACGTGGACCCGCTCGCTCAGCCGGTTTTTTGTCAACTGCCGCGCCTCCTCGTAAGCCTGGCTCTCCAGCCGCCTCAGTAGCGTCGGGATCGCCAGAAGCACCACCACCGTCGGCGTCTGGTTCAATAGCGCCTTGACTTCGTTCAGCGCCCGCACCCCCAGATGGTGCGCCTCGTCGATGATTAAAATCAGCCGCCGCGCCTGCAGCGCCTCGAACAATTTGCGCTTGCGGTCCCCGCACGTGTGCGGCAGCCCCACCGCCGCCCTGGCCCCCGCCTCCTCCGTCCGCCTCTCGATTGGCCCCACCGCCTGCAGCAACCCCGCCAGGCACTCGGCCAGCGACTCGCTCCAAGTCTCGTCCGCCTCCGCCAACCGCGTCACCGCCGGCCATTTCGCTACCAGGCACCGCGCGATGCTCGTCTTACCGCACCCGCTTGGCCCCTCCACGATCACCAGCCGGTTGTTCCCCGTCTCACGCAGCGCGTCCCCCACCGCCAGCACCGCCTCCTGCACGTGCCGCAGGTCATCGTAATCCTCCTCCGCCTCCCCGCCCTCGTCGCTCGCCTGCAACACCGCCAGCACCTGCTGGTAGTTGTGAAGCTGCCGCTCCAGGTCCAGCTCGGCCATGTCGCCCTTCAAAACCCGAATGTACGTCTTCGTGCTCCCCAACCCCGCGTGCCGCGCGCACCATTTCGCGTCCGATGCCCCCGCTTTGGACTGCCGCTCCCGTATCAGCTCGGCAATCGCCCTCAATTCTACCGCCTTTTCGTCGTTCATATCTTTTCTGTGATTTCTGGTTGTTTTTTTTGGGATAACCCCGCGTAACCCTCAAATTCCTTGGGATCGTGCATCTGCTCCAACCGATCTGCCAAATCGGCCAAAACGCTCCCAAACGCCCCGGCGATTTTGGGCCTCTCGTCCTTGCCCACCGCGAGCAGGTAATTCTGGCCGTCAAATATTATGCACCAGGGGATTAACCGTCCTGCGATCTTCCCATAATGCTCGTATAGGATGTCCCCAATCGAATGCCGCCTTTCAGCGCGATCGCTGAGCTTCCTAAAAAGAGCTGACGACGCCTCCGCGATTGCCTCCCGTAATTCGCCTTCCGTTATGCTCATGCCTATAAAAATTGCAATGGGTTTTCTGCCTCATATTCCGCCGCCGCCCGCGCCCGCTCCTCCAGGCGGCGCGGCCCCATCACGGGCCGCGCCGCCAGTTCCGCCCTGCCGGGGTTTTCGGCGAATGCGTCCGGGCCGGACGCACTATGAGCCGGCATCGTCCGGTTTCGCCTTTGGCCACACTCCCGGCTTGTGGCCCCCGTGTCTGCTGTCTCACCACGAAATTCCGCCGCCCCCGCGCCGTCGGTCGCCACTCGCGCGACCGTTTCGATCCCGTCCCTCTCCTCCGCCACTGCCAGCAAGCTCGCCCCCCCCACCACGTTCCGCACCTCCCGCCGCAACGCCGCCGCGTTCTGCTGCCGCTGCCGCCGCCCCAGGTCATCCGGCCCCAGCCCAATCCCCAGCACGAAACGCGCGTAGTCCGCGATCCCATTCACCTGCACCGCGTCCCCCAATACCGTCCCGGCCGCCTGCCCCTGCCAGCGCTGCGCCAGCGCCACCTTCGCCGCGCACCGCGGCGCCTCGTACGGATCAAAATAGCATTTGACGCGCGCCCCGTGATATTGGTCCAGCCGCCACCCCCCAATCGACGAAAAATCAAACGGCGGCGAAAATTCCTCGAATAGCCTCACCCGCCCCCCCACCAGGCAGCCCCGCACCGTCCATTCCACCGCCCACGGTCGGAACATCCACTCCGTCGCTTCATCCAACCTCCGCAGCGGCGCCTGTCCCATCCGCGCCTCCCATTTCGCCCGCGGCGCCCAACTCCCGTAATCGCCCCGCATCGGCGTTTCGTGCCGCTCGCTCAGCGCCCGCCCAATCGCCTCCATCGCCGCCCCGAACATCGGAAAATATTTGCGCGGATCGTGCGCCGCCGGATTCCGCTGGCAGGCCGTGAGCAATTCATTCTCCCGTTCCATCTCGCCCCGGAACCGCCCAATCTGCCCCCCGCTCAATACGCTCAGTTTCGTCCACAGCGCGTTGAACGTCCCCTCCACGAATGGTTTCTGCCGCGGCGACCACACCCGCCGCGCCCCCACCCCGCACATCCGCAGCGCCTCCTGCACCCGGTTCCCATCCCAGGC